CACGATAGCAAAGACAATGTTATCAACACAATTCACTGGGGATATTCCGCGGTAGACAATGATGATGCTACAAAAACAGCTTCTTCAATTGGAACACATAGCGTAACATACGACGCAGACAACTTTACTGAATACGCTAGCTTAACTGAAGAAAATGTAATAGCTTGGCTAGAGGCTGGGCTGGATGTTGACTCTATGAAAGCTAGTTTAGATGCGCAAATTGAATTAATGAAAACTCCAGTAGACAAAACATTCCACGCACCTTTTGCAGCCGTTGTTGCAGTCGCTGCTGAAGAATAATTAGAAATGGAGTAAAACAAGTGATAATAAATTATAACCAAATCAATTAAAATTAAATTTAAAAATTAAAATTATGGAAAACCAAGAAAACAAAATTACGCCAGAACAATTAGAAGAATTGCAAGGGTATGTAGGTAAGCTAAACAACGCTGCCTCACAAATTGGAAACTTAGAATTGCAAAAACACCAACTGCAGCATGCTGCTAGTGAAGTCCAAAGTGATTTACAAAAATTCCAAGCCAAGCTTGAAGAAAAGTACGGTAAAGTACAAATTAACATTCAAGATGGAACTTACGAGCCAATAAAAGAAGATGAATCTAGTTCGTAAAATAAGCATCGGAAGAGATTATAAAAACGATGCAATGCATTACTCTGTTGGACAGGAGGTATATGGTGGACATATCATTTGTGATATAATAGAAGAAGACCACAAGTTTTCTGTTTATATAAAAAAGAAAGATGAAGTTCTACCGTGGAAAGATTTCAATAAAAATATGGCTATAGCTGTTGAATATAACCTAGAGTACTAATGCAGAGTATATTTAACTTCATTGTCAAGCCTATAGCAGGTCGGTATGACAACAGGAAGAAAATTGGTAATAAGGAGCTCATTTTAAACACTGAGCTCCAAAACCATCAATACGTAAGTAGGAATGCAATAGTTATACAAACACCTAAATCTTTAAAAACAGATATAAAAAAAGGTGATGAAGTTATAATTCATCATAATATTTTTAGAAGGTTTCATGATATAAAAGGTGAAGAAAAAAATTCTAAAAGTTATTATAAAGAAGATATGTATTTTGCTTGGCCTGATCAAGTATATATGTATAAACAAAATAACAAATGGATAGCTAATGACGGTTATTGTTTTGTTAAACCTATATGTTCTAAAAATAAATTAAGCTTAGATAAAGAGCAACCTTTAATGGGTGTTGTTAAATTTTTAGATAATAAAACAAATTATATAAAAGAAAATGATCTAATTGGTTTTGTTCCAACTAGTGAATTTGAATTTATCATTGACAATCAAAGAATGTATAGGGTAAGAATTCAATCAATTACAATTAAATATGAACGTCAAGGAAACGAAAAAGAATATAATCCAAGCTGGACATGAAGCGGTTAAAGAACTTATTAAAGTCGCTAAAGAACCTATTGTTGAAACTGATGATGACATTTCAGCCGATAGACTCAAGAACGCTGCAGCCACTAAAAAGCTCGCAATATTCGATGCATTTGAGATTTTAACTAGAATACAAGAAGAAGATGATATTCTTAATAATAAGCCAAAAGAAGAAATAGAGTCTCAAGTATTTAGTGGTTTTGCAGAACGAAGATCTAAATAATGTACGAACAAAGTTTATATAAGGTTATAAAACCTATTAAAATAAACACTATAAAAAGACTAAACAAGTCTAAAAAGTGGGAGTATGGATATAATAAAGAACATGATGTTGTTGTTATATCTAAGACTGGCGAGATTGGAGATGTGTATAGCATACAGAATTTAAAAATAGCATTGCCAAAAGCTAGAGAGGTAAACACTGAGTTTGATAAATGGACGCCTCAGGAGTATCCTAAGGAGCTTAAATCAGTTAAGAGTATATTTGATTGGAAAGATTATCCAAATGAATTTAAACAAAAATGGCATGCGTATATTGATAAAGAATTTACTAAACGAGAAGAAGGGTATTGGTTCAATAACAAGGGGATTGCTACTTATATTACTGGCACTCACTATATGTACTTGCAGTGGACCAAGATTGATGTTGGGAGACCAGACTTTAGAGAAGCAAACAGATTATTCTTTATTTTTTGGGAAGCGTGTAAAGCAGATAGAAGGTGTTATGGAATGTGCTATCTCAAGAACAGACGTTCAGGTTTTTCGTTTATGGCATCCGGAGAGACCGTTAACTTGGCTACCGTATCTTCAGATGCACGGTACGGAATATTGTCCAAATCTGGTGCCGATGCGAAGAAAATGTTCACAGATAAAGTGGTACCAATATCGATCAATTATCCATTCTTTTTCAGACCCATACAGGACGGTATGGATCGCCCCAAAACGGAGCTGGCATACAGGGTACCGGCTTCAAAATTTACAAGAAAAAGATTCGAGTCTAAGAATAAACCACAAGAAATGGAAGGACTTGACACTACGATCGATTGGAAAAATACCGGGGACAATTCATATGATGGAGAGAAACTTTCACTCCTCGTCCATGATGAAGCCGGTAAATGGGAAAGGCCAGAAAATATTCTCAACAACTGGAGGGTTACAAAAACCACGCTTAGGCTTGGTTCGAGAATAATAGGTAAGTGTATGATGGGGTCAACGAGTAATGCTCTTGACAAAGGTGGTGAAAATTTTAAAAAACTATATACTAATTCTGATGTTACAAAAAGAAACGCCAATGGACAGACTCGCTCAGGATTATATTCTTTGTTCATACCTATGGAATGGAACTACGAAGGATTCATTGATATGTATGGAATACCTGCGTTCAACACTCCTACAGAGGAAACTTTTGGGCCACAAGGTGATCCAATAGAAATAGGTGTAATAGAACATTGGCAAAATGAAGCTGACGGTTTAAGAAATGATCAAGACGCTTTAAACGAATTTTATAGACAGTTTCCACGAACAGAAGAGCATGCTTTTAGAGATGAAACTAAAAATAGTATATTTAACTTAGTTAAAATATATGAACAAATAGATTATAATCAAGATTTAAAAAGCTCAGCTGGTATTACACAAGGTAATTTTCAGTGGGTTATGGGTAAAAAAGATTCTAAAGTAATATTTTATCCAGATATAAATGGTAGATTTAAAGTTAGCTGGGTCCCACCAGTTCATCTACAGAATAATGTTATAATTAAAAATGGAAGAAAAAAACCTGGTAACGAACATATGGGTGCGTTTGGTTGTGACTCGTATGACATATCAGGAACTGTAGACGGAACAGGATCTAAAGGTGCATTGCACGGGTTGACTAAATTTTCTATGGAAAATTGTCCACCTAATCAATTCTTTTTAGAGTACATAGCAAGGCCTCAGACCGCTGAGATCTTCTTTGAGGACGTTCTAATGGCACTTGTGTTTTACGGGATGCCTATACTTGCAGAGAATAATAAACCACGTCTATTGTATTATTTAAAAAGGCGAGGTTATAGAGGTTATTCAATGAATAGACCAGATAAAGTTTGGAATAAATTATCTGTAGCAGAAAAAGAAATAGGTGGAATACCTAATTCAAGTGAAGATATTAAACAAGCTCACGCAGCTGCTATAGAAATGTATATACAGGATCATGTAGGTTTAAAAGAAGATGGCACGTATGGCGCTATGTATTTTAACTCTACATTAAATGATTGGGCTGGATTTGATATAAATAAAAGAACAAAATACGATGCTGCAATAAGCTCTGGTTTAGCGGTCATGGCTTGTAACAGGCATTTATATACTCCACATGCATCAATGGAAAAACAAAAATTAAACATAAGTTTTGCTAGATATAAACAATCTGGCATGCGATCTAAAATAATAGAATAATATGGCTGAATCAGTTGTAAAAGGTTACTTTCCAAGTCAAATCGCTAGCGATTTAGAAAAGATTAGCCAAGAGTACGGACTAAAGGTTGCTAAAGCTATAGAATCTGAATGGTTTAAAAGAGACTCAGGTACTAATAGATTTTACAGTAACTCTAATGAGTTTCATAGGTTAAGGTTATACGCTAGAGGTGAACAGTCGATTCAAAAGTATAAAGATGAATTATCTATCAATGGTGACTTATCTTATCTAAATTTAGATTGGAAACCTGTTCCTATAATACCTAAGTTTGTAGATATAGTTGTTAATGGAATATCAGAAAGAACATATGACATAAAAGCATACTCTCAAGATCCATACGGTGTTAGTAAAAGAACTAAATACATGGAGTCTGTATTAAGAGATATGCAAACTAAAGAACTTATACAGTTTGCAAAACAAAACTTTAATGTAGATATGCAGGAAAATCCAAGCGAAGAGCTTCCTGATTCAAAAGAAGAGCTTGATCTACACATGCAATTAAACTATAAGCAAGCTGTAGAAATAGCAGAAGAGCAAGCTATTAACACTTTGTTAGAAGGTAATAGATATGAGCAAACAAGAAAAAGATTAAATTATGATTTAACAACTATAGGTATAGCAGCTGTTAAAAATTCATATAACAAATCTGAAGGAGTTACTGTAGAGTATTGTGATCCAGCTAATATGATATGGTCATATACTGAATCACCTTATTTTGACGACATATATTATGTAGGTGAAATTAAAGCAATACATGTAAATGAGCTTAAAAAACAATTTCCTGATTTATCTAATGAAGATTTAGAGAATATAACTAAACAAGGTGTGCAAAACACTGGTTTATTTAATAGAACCGTATCTGAAACAAACAATTTAGATCAAAATACTATTCAAGTTTTATATTTTAACTATAAGACTTATGCTAATGAAGTTTACAAAGTAAAAGAAACTGCTACTGGTGCTACTAAGATTATAGTAAAAGACGACAACTTTAACCCACCAGGTTTAGATGAACAACTAGAGGCTAGATATGGTAAACTATCAAGATCAGTAGAAGTTTTATACGAAGGAGCGCTAGTGCTAGGTACTAAAAAGTTATTAAAATGGGAGCTAGCAAAAAACATGATGAGACCTAAAAGTGATTATACTAAGGTTAAAATGAATTATAACATTGTTGCTCCAAGAATGTATAAGGGTAGAATAGAATCTTTAGTTAGTAGAATAACTGGTTTTGCAGATATGATACAGCTTACACATTTAAAATTACAACAAGTAATGTCTAGAATAGTACCAGACGGTATATATTTAGATGCAGATGGTTTAGCTGAAATTGATTTAGGTAATGGAACTAATTATAATCCACAGGAAGCATTAAATATGTTTTTCCAAACTGGTTCTATACTAGGTAGATCATTTACATCGGAAGGTGATATGAACCCGGGTAAAATACCTATTCAAGAAATAAATAGTAGTTCTGGTGGTCAAAAAATGCAAACATTAATACAGACGTATAACTATTATTTACAAATGATACGTGATGCTACTGGATTAAATGAAGCAAGAGATGGTAGTATGCCTGATAAAAATGCTTTAGTTGGTGTTCAAAAGTTAGCCGCTGCTAATAGTAACACGGCTACAAGACATATATTACAGGCTGGTTTATTTTTAACAGCTGAAACAGCTGAGGCGTTATCACTAAGAATATCTGATATACTTGAGTTTTCGCCAACAAGAGACGCTTTTATACAAGCTATAGGCGCTCATAACGTTGCTGTTTTAAGTGAAATGCAAGAATTACATTTGTATGACTTTGGTATATTTATAGAATTAGCGCCTGATGAAGAAGAAAAACAGTTGTTAGAAAATAATATACAGGTTGCTATAGCTCAAAAACTTATAGATTTAGAAGATGCTATTGATCTTAGAAATATCAAAAATATAAAACTTGCAAATCAACTACTTAAGATTAGAAGAAAAAAGAAACAAGAAAGAGATCAATTATTACAAGAAAGAAATATACAAGCACAAGCAAAAGCTAATGCTGAAGCTCAACAAGCTGCATCTCAAGCTGAGGTTCAAAAGCAACAAGCTCTTATACAGATACAAACAGCATTAGAACAAACAAAAGCTCAACTTGAGTTGCAAAAACTACAACAAGAGGTTAGTAGTAAAAAAGAGTTAATGCAGTTAGAATTCCAGTTAAATATGCAATTAAAACAACTAGAGAATAAAACTGTTAACGACAAAGAAAGATACAAAGAAGACAGAAAAGATGAAAGAACTAAAATTCAAGCATCTCAACAGTCTGAACTAATAGATCAAAGAAATAACGCTAAGCCACCTAAAAACTTTGAATCTACAGCAAATGATACTATGGGTGGTATAGATTTAGGCTTATTTAAAGCTTAAATAATTGTTTAATTTTATAATATTATATTATGTCAGAAGAATTAGAAGAAGTTGTAGAGGAATCTACAATTGATCAACCGACTGAGGAAGTGGTTGAAAAACAAGAACCGACTGATGATAAACCTAAAAACGAGGTTGCAGAAGACGGAACAATTAAATTGGATTTAAGTAATTTAAATAAAATACCAAATCCAATTGACACTACTGAAGAAGTAGTAGAAGAACCTGTTGAAGAAATTAAACAGGAAGAAGAAAAAGTTGCTGAAGAAGTTAACGAAGAACAGCAAGAACAACCAGTATTAGAAGAAATATCAGAGGAAGAAGTTCAAGAACAAACAGAACAGTTAACAGAAGAAGTAGAAGAAGCGGTTGCTGAAGCTAAAGAAACTGGAGTTGAACTACCTGAAAATATACAGAAAGCTGTAGATTTTATGAATGATACAGGTGGTAGTTTAGAAGACTATGTAAGACTTAATCAAGATTTTAGTAGTTTTGATGACAATCAGCTTTTAAAAGAATACTACAGTCAAACAAAACCTCATTTATCAAAAGATGAAATTGATTTTTTAATAGAAGATAGTTTTAGTTATGATGAAGAGGAAGATACTGAAAGAGAAATAAAAAGAAAAAAATTAGCGCTTAAAGAGCAAGTTGCCAGCGCTAAAAGCCACTTAGACGGGCAAAAGTCTAAATATTACGAAGAAATCAAAGCTGGAAGCAGGTTAGCGCCTGAACAACAGAAAGCCATTGATTTTTTCAACAGATACAACAAGGAGTCTGAGCAAAATAACAAGGTATTACAAACTCAGAAGTCTATATTTAATAAAAAGACTGAACAAGTTTTCTCTAATGAATTCAAAGGTTTTGAATACAAGGTTGGAGATAAAAAATATAGATTTAACGTTAAGGATGTAGATAGTGTGAAAAACTCTCAAAGCGACATTAATAATTTTGTTAAGAAGTTTCTTAACGACAAAAATGAAATGAATGACGCAAAGGGATACCATAAATCATTATTCACAGCCATGAATCCAGATATTGTAGCAAACCATTTTTATGAACAAGGTAAAGCTGATGCTATTAAAAACAGTATGGCAAAATCTAAAAACATAGACATGGAGCCTAGAAAAGGGCATGAAAATGTTATAAAAACAGGATTTAGTGTTAGAGCAATACCAGGTGAAAGTGCATCTGATTTCAAAATTAAACTAAGAAAATAACACTTAAAATTTAAAAAATGGCAATAGCAAGTTCTGGTGCTGCTTTACAGCACCTAACTCCAAGACCCGTAAAAGATTTATTTGGAGACAATTATTTAAGCATTACCGGGAATGACTTTAACTTTACAAAACAATTCTTACCAGAAGTATACGAAAAAGAGGTAGAAAGATACGGAAACCGTACTATCTCTGGTTTCTTGAAAATGGTAGGAGCTGAAATGCCTATGGCTTCTGACGAAGTTGTATGGTCTGAACAAGGAAGAATACACGTAGCTTATGACGATGTTGTAGCTACTACTGTTGCTTCTAACTTACTAACTTTTTCTGCTGCCCACTTAATTAACATTGGTGATACTATCATTGTTAGCAAAGGTGGTGTAACATTAAAATGTTATGTATCCGCTGTACCTAACGCGACTACAGTTACTGCACAACCTTATACTGCTGCTGATATTTCAGGTATTGGCGCTGATGGTACTACTGCTGTAAAAGTATTTGTTTATGGTTCAGAATACAAAAAAGGATCGGCTAACGCTGGTAACACAAAGGATGCTAACTTTACGTCTTTTAGCAATAAACCAATTATTCTAAGAGACAAGTACAGTGTAAATGGTTCTGATACTGCTCAAATTGGGTGGGTTGAAGTAACTACTGAATCTGGAACTGGAGGTTACCTTTGGTATTTAAAATCTGAGCACGAAGCAAGATTAAGATTTGAAGATCAATTAGAAATGACTATGATTGAAGCTGAAAAGAAAGGTGGTTCTTCCGCTATTTCTGCTGCAGGCATTTCTGGATCTGAAGGTTTATTCGCTGCTATCAACTCTAGAGGTTTAGTATTTAACAATGCTGACTTTGGAGGTTCAGAAGCTACTGACGGTCTAGCTGACTTTGATTTAATTCTACAAGAATTAGACAAACAAGGATCAATTGAGGAAAACATGTTATTCTTAGATAGAGGAACTTCTCTAGCTATCGACAATATGTTAGCTGCTCAAAACTCTTACGGTACAGGTGGTACATCTTACGGTGTTTTTAGTAACAGCGAAGATATGGCATTAAATTTAGGTTTCTCTGGTTTCAGAAGAGGTTCTTACGACTTCTACAAAACAGACTGGAAATACTTAAATGACTCTACTACAAGAGGTCTAGTTGGTGATATTGAAGGTGTATTTGTTCCTGCTGGAACTTCTACAGTTTACGATCAGCAATTAGGTAAAAACATTTCAAGACCATTCTTACACGTTAGATACAGAGCTTCTGAAGCTGACGATAGAAGAATGAAATCTTGGATCACTGGTTCTGTTGGTGGAAACTACACAAGCGACGAGGATGCGATGAACGTACATTTCTTATCTGAGAGATGTTTATGTGTTCAAGCTGCAAACAACTTTGTCTTGTTAAAATCTTCTGATGGAGTTATCGGTGACTAATAATTACCAATAGTAATTTTTACCCTCGTTGTACTGACGGGGGTAATTATTACCTTTATTAACATTTATATTATATTATATCATGAAAAAAGAAAAAACAGCATCAAGCTGGGAAATAAAAGATAGACTTTACGTATTAAAGTCTGGCGTTCAACCACTGGTTTTTGTATTACCTTCAAAACATACTAGAAGAAAATCATTATTATGGTTTGATGAAAAAAACGGTGAGCAAAAAGAAATTAGATACGCCACAAATCAAGCTTCACCTTTAGTTGAAGAACAAAAAGGATCAGTAACTTTAGGTCATATTGTTTTTAGAGACGGAACTTTAAACGTACCAAAACAAAAACAAAATTTACAAAAATTACTTTCTTTATATCACCCTGCAAAGGACGTTATATATAAAGAACACGATTCAGTAGAAGAAGCTAAAGATGATTTAGAGTATATGAATTTAGAAATTGATGCACTAGTTGCAGCAAAAAACATAGAAATAGATCAGGCTGAAGCAATATTAAGAGTAGAGGTTGGTTCTAAAGTTAATGACATGACTTCTAAGGAGATTAAAAGAGATTTACTAGTATTTGCTAAAAGAAATCCTGCTTTATTCTTAGATTTAATACAAGATGACAACATAGAATTAAGAAACTTTGGTATAAAAGCTGTTGAAGCTGGGGTATTAAAACTATCTCCAGACCAAAGAAACTTTACTTGGGCTAGTAACGGAAGAAAAGTATTAACAGTTCCGTTTGACGAACACCCATACTCTGCGTTAGCAGCATTTTTCAAAACTGATGAAGGTATAGAGATATATAAAAACATCGAAAAGAGATAATAACAATTGTAGGTAAGGCCTACTTTTGTGGGCCTTTTCCTATAATAAAAAAATAACATGAGTGTAAATATAGATACAGTTTATCAAAGAGTATTAAACATTGCTAATAAAGAGCAAAGAGGTTATATAACACCGCAAGAATTTAATCTATTTGCAAATCAAGCACAAATGGATATATTTGAGCAGTATTTTTATGATTTAAATCAATTCAGTAGAATACAAGGCAATGATTCCACGTATTCAGATATGGTTAGTATCTTGCAAGAAAAAATAGATGTTTTTGAAAAATTTAGACAAAATGTTACTATGTCTTCTGGAGGAGTTGGTACTTTACCTAGTCATTATAGAATGGGTGAATTATACTACAACAACTCAGGAAGCTATGTTGAGGTTGAAAAACTACAACAAAACGAACTACACCATTATATCAACTCCCCTTTAACAACCCCATCCGTTTCACTCCCTATATATGTTAACACATCAGCAAGTGCTATACAGGTTTACCCAACCACTATAACTTCTGGAGTAACGTGTAACTATATAGCTAGACCCGCTACTGTAAAATGGGCTTATACTGTAGTTTTTGAACAAGCTATGTATAATTCGAACAATAGTGTAAACTTTGAACTACACGAATCAGAGGAAACAGAATTAGTTATAAAAATACTTTCTTTAGCTGGAGTAATGCTTAAAGATCCTAATATGTATCAAATAGCTAGTGCAGAAGATCAAAAATCACTACAACAAGAAAAACAATAATAAATGGGATTATTTCAAGGAACACAACAAAACTACTACACTACTGCTTCTAGTTTCGGAAATTATCAAACTATAAGTCTTCAAGATATAATTAACAACTTTGAAATAGCTTATGTTGGTGAAGGTAAAATAATACCAAAACAAAAAAGAAGCAATATAGTATTTTTTGCTAAAAGAGCTCTACAAGAGCTAAGTTACGATACTTTAAAATCAGAAAAATCACAGGAAATTGAAATATCTCCAAATCTAGTTATGACGTTACCTCATGATTATGTTAACTATGTTAAAATATCATGGAAAGATACATCTGGTGTAGAAAGAATAATATATCCTACTGATAAAACAAGCAATCCTTTGTCTATTCTTCAAGATGGTTCTTATAACTATTTGTTTGATAGTAGTAGTAATTTATCAACTTCTACAGATGCTGATACTTGGACAGCGTTTAAAGCCTCTTCAAACTCTACATCGGACGCAACTGTTAATGATGATGGTTTTGACACGTCTACATCTAACGGTGGTAGATTTGGTATTGAGCCTTCAAAAGCACAATCGAACGGGGTATTTTATATAGATCCTTTAAAAAATAGAATACATTTTAGCGCTGATATAAATGGTAAAACAGTTACTTTAAAATATATATCTGATAGTTTAGCTACAGATGATGAAATGAAGGTGCATAAATTTGTTGAAGAAGCTATATATAAATATATTGCCCACGCAGTTTTAGCCTCATCTTCAAACGTACAAGAATATATAGTTGCTAGATTTAAGAAAGAAAAGTTTGCAGCTATAAGAAACGCAAAATTAAGATTATCTAATTTAAAAATAGAAGAGTTAACTCAAGTAATGCGAGGTAAGTCTAAACAAATAAAACACTAGCACATGCCAGAATTAAAACACCATTTTCGTCTAGGTCGAATGAATAAAGACCTTGATGAAAGATTAGTTAACAATGGCGAATACAGAGATGCATTAAACATAGAAATTGCAAGTTCTGAAGGTTCAGATGTAGGTTCAGTACAAAATATACTAGGTAACAAAATTGAAAATGTTAACACATATAATTCTGACACAAAAGTATATACTTACTGGGCTAGCTCATTTGGTTTATCAAATGCAAAGTGTGTAGGCTCTGTTAGAGATACTGAAAATGAAAAAATATATTGGTTTTTAACATCTGATTCTGCTGACTGTATTATAGAGTTTAATCAAATAAATAAAGAAATATCACCAATACTTGTTGACACACAAAACATATTAAACTTTTCTAGCGATAATTTTATAACAGGTGTAAACATATTAGAAGGTTTATTGTTCTGGACAGATAACGTTCATGAACCTAAAAAAATAAACATATCTAAGTTTAAAAAAGCCACAAACAATACATTTACTCATACACAGATAAATGGCGGTAACTTCATAGAAGATCATATTACTGTTATAAAAAAAGCGCCTATAAATGCCCCGACATTAACAATGTCATCTTCTAAAAGATCGGGAATTGTAGAATCATCTACAAGTTATAATTTTACTAGCGGAGGCAATCCTTTGCCTACAACTACATCTGCTTTTACATTAACATTTAACCCAGCACCTAACTTTATAGTTGGAGACACTATTATTCTTAGTGCTAGTGAAGACGATGCAAATTTTGAAGACGAAATAGAAGTAAGAATAAAAATAGAATCTGTATTATCAAACGTTAATTTTTCAGTTGTTTTACAGTCTGTGTCTAGCTTAGTGCC